CAACGGATGTGCAAATGCCTTGTAAGCATTAGGTTATGGGTTCGAATCCCATTTTCAGCTCCAAATAGGTATCGGTGCGGACATTTAGTCATAGGCTTGGTACATTAAACCACTCTTAATTGGGTGGTTTTTTAATGCAAAATATTTTGCATTGTATTATGTAGCACAAGTGATATACTGTAGATAGAGGTTAAGGCTTGTAGTGATTATAACCCCTCTGACCTCTCTATTAAGGGAGGTATTTTTATGAGAGAAATTAAGTTTAGGGGTAAAAGAGTTGACAACGGTGAATGGGTGTATGGTCATTACGGAACATCTGTTGAAGAAGATGAAATTGGTGCTGGTTGTTATTTTATGCGTACTCAGACTGAATTACACTATATATCAGACGTAACAGGCAACCCTTCTTTTTTGGTAGACCATAACACAGTAGGTCAATACACAGGCTTAAAGGATAAGAAAAGTGTAGAGATTTATGAGTGGGATGTAATTGATTTTGATGATAATAATGAATTGAGTGAGTGTTGGAGAGGATTGGTTGAGTTCAAAATGAACGGATGGCAATGTAACGATATCCACGAAAGTAATTGGATGTGGGTTGAGGATTTGCAAAACAACAATCAAGTTGAAGGAATCGTTATAGGCAACATACATGACAATCCTGAGTTACTTGATTAGTAGAATTATGGTATAATAGTAGTATGAAAGGGTGGTAATAATGTTTTGGAAAAGCAGAAGTAAAAATGAAGAAGCCGAAATGATGAAAAGGAATTATGAGAATTGCAAAGAACCGAAAGATCCACCTACGGTTGTATTTGATATAAAGAAAGCTATAGAAAGCGGAATGAGTGTTAGTGATATAACAGATAATATTAAAATGGCTATGGGAATACAAGACATAGAGCAAAATCCTGGTGATATCAATAGAATTAGTTTAAAAGAACCTAGTTTACAAAAGTTATTACTAAAAGGTAGAATAAGTCAAGAAGAATACAACGCCTTATGTACTGGTAACAGAAGTGACATACTATACGCTTTCAAACTCAACGAGAACTACATAAGAGAGTCATTAGTTAGAGAAGCTATAGAGGAGGGTGAGTAGGTATGTGTAAATATTGTGACTTGGATAGAGAACTTAACGGAGACAAATATGGCGATGAATTCGAAACATACGAACCTAGCGGTAGCGAAAAGAATCTTGGATTCATATCTCACTTTAAAAAAGCCAACAAATATATTTTAGTTGCTGGCGGAAACTTTGAATTTTTCTTTGAAATAAACAACTGTCCGATGTGCGGTAGAAAGCTAGGTGAGAACAACGAAAACAGTTAAGCTTAAATACCCTGGTGATATAAGAATGAATAACGGTAGCGACATAGCTACTTTATATTCATTAGAAGAGATCATAGCAATGGATGATGTTAGGGAAGATGAAAAGAATAGCTGTAGAAATCACCCAAGAGAAGTAGTAGGCTTTATAGAAATAAAGATAGTACCATACAAGTTATTTTTAGATATGGATAGTAGAGAGGTGGAGGAAGTATGAATCAAAACTTATTTTGTGCAATGTGGATATTTATAGGGTTGATTGCAACGTTCGAAGAAAAGAAATTTATTAGATTTTCATATATATTTATTATGGTTGCATGCATCATAGGTTTAAAGTTAGGATATTAGGAGGAAGTATGAATAGAGAGTATGAATTAAAGATGATGATAGATGAATTGTACAACATGGCATATTCATCGTTAAAACAAGAAGAACACAACTTAAAACAAAGACAAATCGACCTATTGACATTGTCACCCGAAAAAGAAAATACAGCTACAGCGATTAGTTATGAAGCTATGTGGATAGAAAGAAATTCGCAACAGTGGGCAAGACACATGGAAAGGTTGTTTAAACTAAGAGAAGATATATTCAAAGCTATCGAAGAAGATGATAACCAATGATTAAGAAAGTAAAAGGAGGAATAGATAATGGCACAAGTTATTATAGATTACGACGAGTATCAAGAGTTATTAGAATTAAAAAAACTTAAAGGAAAAGTAGATTCATTGGAGAGTAGGAGAGTGTTGTCTGATTCTGTAATGAACATGTGTAAAACAATGAATATAGAAATAAAAGAAAAGGACCTATTAAATGTGATGGGTATGCCTAAGAATGTTGATGGAAATACAATAGAGTTGCATTTAAAGAAAGGAGAATAGATAATGGAAGATAAAAGAGGCAGGCCGAGAGCATTTAAAGATGAAGATGCATTTAAGCAAAAGTTTCTTGATTACTTAGAGGATTGTATAGAAAGAGATAGGTTTCCTAACATCGCTGGCTTTTGTGTATTTGCAGACATTACAAGAGATTCGTATTATGCACAAAAGGAATATTATTCCGACACATATTTAAAAACTCGTGATATGTTAGAGAATGAAGTATGGCAAGATAAGACTCACAGAGGACCATTATACCTTAAATCTGTATTCGGTCATACTGATAGACAAGCGGTTGAATCAACTAACACTAACGTAAATGTAGAAGTAGATAGCCTAGAAGAAGCAGAAGAGATTATTAAAGCTGCTGGGCTAGATCCTGATAAACTATAGAAAGGAAGTGATCTCCATCTAATCTATAGAAAGGAGGAAGAAACACATTTTTAACAATATAGCAATTGCAATGGTTTGGTTAACTTCCTCCACATGGCGAAGACCAAACCATTTTTATTTGCATAAACACTTGACAGTGTAGCACAATTGTATTACACTTGTATTATCAAAGAGATTGAGAGGATGGTTAATATGGAAAAGAAAACATTTAAAGTAACTTACATTAATGACTATGGTAGAGAGAAGACAAAGAAAGTTAAATCATATTGCAAAGAGTTAGCATCTATGAGAATTAACGGCATAAACAAAACTCTAATTGTAGTGGAGGTGTAGCATGAATAGACACAGAGAACACTGGTCTGCAATGGGATACGAGCCAAGCGAAGGAGAAAGTCAAAGAGCAAGAGAGCGAAGAGAAATGAGAGAATGCCTGATAATGTATTCTAATTTATTAGGCATAGACGAAGTGATCACAGAAATCAGAAAGATTAAACTGGGGGAAATAGATGAAAAATAACACAGTACAACTAAGAATATCAAACCAAGACCTATACAACTACTACCACAAACAACCTGACAGGCACAGGAAAGCACTAGAGCTATACAAGATGAAAGAAGAAGGGTTTTTAGCTGAGTATGTGAAGGAGGAAGAGGAATGAAAACTAGCACTATGATGGTGATTGAAAATATAGTTATTTGGATAGTGATGGGACTTTTGATTTGGTACATGAAATCATACTGGCCATTATTTATGATTATTGGTTTAAATACTACGATCAGAAAAGAAAACAAGGAGGATCACAATGTATAAGAACTGGAACGGAGAGGCATTGCCTATTGAGAGTGTGAAGTATATTATGTATTGGTGGTACGAATGTAATGAAATACACATTTATGAATTAGAAGGTAATTATCACGGAACCACGGAAACTCTTATGGAAGAAATGACCGAAGATGAATCTTGTAAAATCATAGCTGTTAGATGCTAGATAGGAGGGTGTATGAAGAACACTATAGATAACGACCTATCTTGTTGCTACGAAGTTTTAGGGAAAGAAATAGAAAGCATAACCGTAGAAGACGAGGAAGGTAATTTTATAATCAAATTAACAAAGGATGGATATACATTAAAAGAGAACTATACTATAAAGATACAAACAGAAATGATTGAATTTAAATAGTTAAACAGAGAGAAGTCCTAACGAGAAAGGAGGATTTATGAGTACAATAGAAATAATAATTATTGTATCTTATCCAATATTGGTATTGTCGTACCCCATATACGTAACTTTTATAAAAGATAACGAGAAGTCCTAACGGGCTTCTTTTTCTTTGCGCAAAATATTTTGCATGGTATAATAGAGAAGAGGTGAAGAAATGGACAAGATTAAACTAGCACAGGCTATTAAGTTAGTGCAGAAAGAGAAAGCTAAGAGTAACTATTACTCCTATGTTAAATATATGCATGAAGATTACGTCTACAACCGTCATGGTGAGTTTATATGTGAGATAGTGAACAACGCTATAGATAAACGCGATGCTATGATTAGAGGCGAAATTAAGATGGAGAACCAATACATTATGCTATCTATGCCACCTAGACATGGTAAGTCAATGCATATAACTGAGACGTTACCAAGCTATGTAATGCAGAAGTATAACAAGTTCAAAGTGATATTAACAGCTTACTCTAGTACACTCGCACATGACTTCGCTAGGGCTAACGTTACTAAGATAAAACAGAATCTATTCGACGTATCGGTAGATGCAGATAACCAGGAGAGAACATACCTAGATAATGGATCGGAATGTATCAAAGCTGGTATATTAGGTGGTATCACTGGTAAAGGCGCTCACTTATTAATCATAGACGACCCTATCAAAACAGCAGAAGAGGCTAGAAGTGAAACTCATAGAGAAAAGGTATGGAAGGAATGGATATCCTCACTATCGACTAGACTAGAACAGGCTGCAATAGTAATTGTAATTATGACCAGATGGCACGAGGATGATTTATGCGGTAGGTTATTAAACAATGAATATGCTGAACCATTACCATGGAATGTAATTAATATGCCGTTAGAAGCAGAAGAGAACGATCCACTAGGTAGACAAGTTGGTGAACCTTTATGGCCTGATAGGTATGGTTATGACTTTATAGAAGTGAGAAGAAGATATCCTGAAGATTTCAACGCACTGTATCAAGGTAGGCCTACAAGTCAAGAAGGTAACGTTATCAAGAAGGAATGGTTTGAGAATGAAAAGAACTGGTACATACCTAAACACGAGTTTGTATCCAAAATACCCATCATGTGTATGTCAGTAGATGCTACATTCAAAGATACTTCAAAATCAGACAAGGTGGCTATAGGTATATGGGGTAAGCTACACAACAACTTTTATTTAATAGATGAACTGAACGCAAGAATGGACTTCTTAGCAACACTACAAGCTATAAGGAACTTCAAAGAACAATATCCAAGTATAGGTATGATCTTTGTAGAAGATAAGGCGAATGGTAGTGCAATTATAAATGTGTTATCAAAAGAACTCACCGGTATAGTGCCAGTTAATCCATTAGGTGGTAAAGAATCAAGACTACAATCCGTATTGCCTTACCTGGTGAGTAACGTGAAACTGCCTAGAAATAAATCATTTGTTAACTCAATGCTTCAAGAGTGGTATTCATTTCCTAATGGAGTACATGATGATTCTGTAGATGAAATGACACAAGCATTATCACAGATGATCTACTATTACGGAGAAATAACGACACAGAGAAAGACTGTTGAGGATACATTCTTTAACAGAGAACCTGAAGATAACAATACAATGTGTGGAGATATATACTAAGGAGGAAGGTTATGATAGTAAAATGTACAAATAACGAATCGTACGAAAAAGATTTACATGTAGGTTGTGAATATGAAGTTAAACACGAGCATAATGGATGCTACATGATAGAACACGAAACACTAGGAAGTTGTTGGTTAAGTAAAGATAGGTTCGTTAAACCTAAGTATATTTGCAGAGAGGTTCAAAGAGATGGACCAGGAGCGTTAGGAGTGCATACAGTAGTTAACAGAAATGAATAGGAGGAATAGAATGTTATACGCAATATTAGCAATTAATGTATTATGTTTAGTAGCTTTAGGCACTTTTATAGGTTACTCGATAGGCAAAGGATTTGTATCTATCAATAACTATAAAGTAATGGACAAAGAAACATCGATTAAACTAGCTGAACAAATCCAAGAAGAAATGAACCAAGGAGGTGACTTCTAGTGCAAGACTACAAAGATGATAAGAAGAAAGTAGATCCTGTCAGAGAATGGAAGTATCTACAAGATGCACGTAACTTTAAAACTGCTAACTCACTGTACGAAATTCCACGTATAAACGAAGAACAGTACATTGGTGACCAGTGGAAAGGTATCGATGCTAAGAACCTCAGAAGAACAACGTACAACTTCATAGGACAGACAACTGACGTTAAGGTTGCATCTATCCTAGCGAATGAATTAACTATCCAACGTGCTGTGGATGATATGGACGAGGATAACGAAGAGATTCAACAAGCAGTAAAGGCATTTAACCTAGCTGATAAAAAGAACTGGGAACGCCTTAAAATGGACGCTAAGAACGAGCAAGTTGTATTAGATGGTGCTATTCAAGGTATTGGCGTTAGTTACTGGTGGTGGGATGATTCAATCAAGATGGGTAATAGCTTTGTATCCATTGGAGACATCAATGGCCAGTTAGTAGATATGATTGATTTATACGTTGCTAACCCGCATGAAGTAGATATCCAAAAGCAACCATGGAATAAAATCGTTATCAGAATGACAGTAACAGAGTTAAGAGAATTAGCTAAACAAAAAGGCGTACCTGAAGAACAAATTGAAATGATTATGACCGACGAAGAGGAACGTACTTACGCGGCATTCGAAAAGACTGATACAGAACAAGATAATACTAAGAGCAAAGACGATTTAGGCACGCTAGTTGTTAACTTTAAAAAGATTGATGATGTTATTCACTCTTCATTAACTACTAAGAACATCGTAATAGAGGATTGGAAAGATACAGAGTTAACTAGATACCCTATAGCTGTATTCACTTACAAGCCTAGAAAGAGATTTATCTATGGTGAGGCCGAAATGACTCGTTACTTAGAGAATCAACGTGTAGTTAACTTACAACAAGCAGCAAGACACAAACATGCTTTGATGTTGGCTATTCCTAAAGTATTATACAATAAGAATATGCTAGGATCATTTAGTAATGCTATTGGTAGCGTAAACCCTGTTAACGCATCACCTCAAACAAGAATTGGCGACGCTATGACATATGTACAGCCTACAGCCATGACTATTGATGTTGATAAATCAGTAGAAGAGGGAATCACAAGAACGCAAGACTTAGCAGGAGTTAACCAAAATATCAAAGGTGAAGCTAGACCTGAGAATGCTGCAGCTTTATTAACTCAAATCAAACAAGCAAACATCCCTAATGAAACATACAAGCGTAGATTATACGATTATTTAGAGCAAGTAGCGCTTATATGGGAAGATTTCTACAAGACCAAGTACAACATCACTAGAAAGATGAAAGATGAAGAGGGCGAAGTTGTAGAGTTTACTGGCACAGATTACGCAGATATGAATTTCACTACTAGAATTGACGTTGGAGCATCAACACAATGGTCTGAGGTAACATCTACACAGTTCTTAATGGACTTTTGGGATAGAGGTATCATCAAGAACTCTAACGACATATTCAAACGTATCCCTAGTGATTTAATCAAAGACTTAGATGGACTTATCCAAGAAAATGACGATCAACAATTACTTGACCAGTTTATAATGATGTTTATGGAGTCTCAGCCACCTGAAGTGCAACAAGAAATGGCTAACCTAGACCCTGAACAATTAAAAGAAGCTGTCAAAGGCATGTTAGGAGGGCAATAATGACAAAAGTCGGAGCGATGATTAAAGAAACCTATGAATTTGTAGGTGAAGAAGAGGAAGTAATAGAATTTAACCAAATTAACCCATACAACAAGCTTAGGAGTATTCTCCTAGGCAAACACCCACAAGCTAAATTACTAAGCACTAGGACGGTAATCGAAACTCTAGGTAGTGTACAATTTCCAGTTATAGAGTTTAAGTACGAGTTACCTGATGCAAAATAATTTGCAGTGCAAAAAGTTTTGCAGTATAATGTAATTAAAGTTATATCCCATGCCAGGGATTGTTTTAACAAGAAAGGAGTCATATGCCAATGACTAAATACAAGTTTAATTTACAACTATTCTCGGAAGAAGAGGGAGTAGAAGAAGTAGTTGAGGAATCAGTTGATTTTGAAGAACCTACAGAGGAAATGCCATCCGAAGAAGGAGAAGCAGAAGAAGCAGAACCTGATTACACAGAAGCAAATCAAGCTTTTTTAGATAGGTTTGAAATCCAATTTGACAAGAACGCTAAAAAGTTTGAGAGTATCGAGGAACTTAGAGAAGCTGCTGAAATGGGTAGTGCGTTACCTAGATACAAAGAAAAACTTTCTGAATTAGAGTCGAAGGTTAACATGCCGCATTACAAGTGGCTAGACGATTACATGAAAGAGTCGGGATATGATAACGGCGCTGAATTTGTAAGAGATATTCGAATTAATGACAAGTATTCAGAATATGTAGACAATGGAATGAGTGAAGAAGCTGCTAGAAAAGCTGCTGAAGAATTTGTTGCAAATTCATTTGGTAACCAGCAAGACAAGAAAACAAGAGATATGGAAAGTTTTATCGAGTGGCATCAAAAGAAATTAGACAGTGGGACGTTTTCACAAGAGTTAGACGTTAATAATCTACCTGAAGAGGTATTGAGAGCGTACGAGAATGGCGAATCCATGAAAGAAGCGTACACTGATCACATTCTTAAAGATATCAAGACTAGAACTGAACAAGACACTCTAAAGAAACTTGCTAAAAATAAAGATACATCAACAGGAGAATTAAAACAAACAGCACCTAAAGAAGCAACTTTATCACATGAACAAATAGAGAAGACTTTAGCATCAATGCCTAGTTCTGAGAGATCTAAATGGATTGAAAAGAACTACGCAGCGATTGAAAAGTCGGGATATTTTAATTAGGAGGGAAACATATGTCAGTAAAAAACTTTATTCCGGAACTGTGGTCCAGTAAAATTCTTAAAGAACTGGATAAAAAACACGTATTAGTTAAGAACTGTACTACTTCTTGGAGTGGTGAAATCAAAGGTAAGGGTTCGAGAGTTAAAATCAACTCAATCAACGAGCCTACTATCGGCGATTACACACCAAATTCAACAGTTATTACACCTGAAGAACTTCAAGATGAATCAAGATGGTTAGAAATCACCGAATCTAAGTTTTTCGCATTCTATATCGATGATGTAGACGAAAAGCAAACAACTGGTGGCGTACTGCAAGAAGGTATTAGAAAAGCAATTATCGGTCTTAAGAACAGATCCGATGCATTCGTAGCTGGTAAATATGTAGATGCTGGTGTAACTATTACAGAAGGTTCATTAACATCAGGTAACGTATTATCAACACTCATGAAAGCTAAGACAATCTTAATGGCTAACAACGTTGATGATGGCGATATGTGCTTAGAAGTATCACCTTACGTATTAAACAAGATGATTCTTGCTGATATCGTTTACACAGACACAGGTAAAACAATTGCAAGTGGTAAAATCGGTAACTCGACTCAACTTGGTATGATGGTTTACATGTCAAACAACTTAATCGGTACTGGTACTGATCCTGATGCAGCACAAACTTACTGCTTAATGAGAACTAAAGAAGCGATTGGTTACGCTGAACAGATTATGAAAACTGAAAAATACAGACCTGAAAACTCGTTTAGTGACGCTGTAAAGGGACTTCATGTTTATGGGGCTAAAGTACTTAAGCCTAAAGAACTTGTTACCCTAGACCTTACATGTTCAGCTGAAAGCACCATCTAATTGGTTCTGCTTTGCGTTAACAATCTAAACATGGTATAATTAACTTAAAGGAGGTTATACTATGAGTTATTTTGTAGATTACACAGGTAGAAGATTTGGTAAGCTCGTTGTGCTTGAAAGGGGAAATAAAAATAAAAAAAGGGGTACTTATAATTGGATTTGCAAATGCGATTGCGGAAACATTAAGCAAGTTAACATGTCTGACCTTAGAGATGGAGGTTCTAAATCTTGCGGTTGTATGTCTTCTAGGAACTTTGCTGGCGAAAGAACCAAGACACACGGAATGTCTAAGACTAAACAATATGGCGTATGGAGGTTGATGAACGAAAGATGTTCGAGACCGAAAAATAAATCATATAAAGATTATGGGGCTAAAGGCATTCGTGTTGAGTGGGAAACTTTTGAAGAGTTCTGGGAAGATATGCGAGAAGGCTATAAAGAAGGACTAACTATAGATCGCATTGATTCTAAAGGAAATTATTGCAAAGATAACTGTAGGTGGGTTACTAGAGCTGAACAAAACAGAAATAAGAGTGACAATATAATGATTTCGTACAAAGGAAACTTTTTGCCACTTAAAACGATGTGTATCAAATACGGAGTTGATTACAAAAAAGCTTATTATAGATACACAAAAAAGAATATGTCTTTTGAGGACATAATGAAAACAATAAGGAGGAAATGATAAATGGCTGATTTACCTAAAATTCAACAAGTAAGAAACGATGGTGTAGCTTGGACTAAGACTGCTGGTGCTGCATCTCAAACAATGGTTTATGATAGAAGCGATGACAAGATTATCTTGTTAGTAGAAAACGGCGGTGGTGCTGATTGTAGAATCAAAGTTAAAGCAAATGGCTTTGGTGCTGGCGGCACTGATTTAGACGTAGATATTACAGATGGTGAATTTGCAGTAATTGGGCCTCTTGAATCAAACAGATTTAAAGATCCAGCTACTCAAAAGGTAACATTTGAAATCTTAGATCAAGACGATACAACTTACAGTGGTACTGTAGGTAGTGTTTTAGTTACTCAATTAAACGCACCATTAGCATTAGTAGATTAATACACTGAAGGAGGTGAGGGTTAAGACCTTCACCTCTTTTTTAATAGGAGGGAAAACATGATTTTAAAAAGCAAGATTCCAAATAGAATTGTACAACGTAGAGTTAGAAAGCCTGGTGGAAGAAAAAGAATTGTTCCGATATTTAGATTTGACGAGAATGGATTAGCTGAGATCGATGAAACCAAACTAACGGCTACCGATATTAAAACTC